AACACTAAAGCAGGCGAAGCAGAAGTCAACATTAAAGAGTTTATTGAAAATGTTGTCTGTGTAATGGTTGACGAGGTGCACATGGCAAAGGCTGATGCACTCAAGCAATTGTTGACAGGTCCATTCAGTCAGATTCCTATACGCTGGGGATTGACTGGAACTATACCTAAAGCAGCATACGAGCAAGTATCATTACTTGTAAGTTTAGGTCCTGTAATTGGAAAGTTAAGTGCTGCTGAACTACAAGAAAAAGGTGTACTCGCACAGTGCCATGTCAATATCGTACAGATGAAAGACGGGGTTGAGTTTACTAATTATCAAAGTGAATTAAAACATTTGCTTGAAGATGAGAAACGTCTTGACAAAATTGCACAACTAGTCAGTAAAATAAAAGATAGTGGCAACACTTTGGTATTAGTAGATCGTGTAAATGCAGGTAAAGAATTACAATCGCGTTTATCAGACAGCGTATTCATATCAGGTGAAACTAAGTTGACTGAACGTAAAGAAGAATACGATGAGGTTAAAACATCGGATACCAAAGTCATTATCGCTACTTATGGTGTCGCTGCTGTAGGTATTAATATACCTAGAATCTTTAACCTTGTATTGATTGAACCCGGTAAATCGTTTGTGCGTGTCATTCAAAGTATTGGGCGCGGAATTCGTAAAGCAGAAGATAAAGATCATGTAGAAATTTGGGATATTACTAGCGATTGTAAGTTTGCCAAACGTCATTTGACGCAACGCAAGGCATATTACAAAGAAGCAAAGTATCCATTTACACTTGAAAAACTTGACTATTGAAACAGGATGTCGTAATATAACAACATGCGTATATTAACTTTAGAAAACAAATATTATAATTTAGAAACATTACCTGATGAGATTGATGACTTACGTTTTGCTATATTGGATAATAGTAACCCGCAGAGCGTAGATTATCATTACATACCACTTATATTTTTAGAAAGTTTTAATACACCGGCATTAGTATTAACTATTGCTAATCGTACTATTAAAATGCCATTAGACTGGCAAGTATTGATTGGCGAAAAAGAACACGGTGATTTAGAAACATTGCCATTGAGTAGTCTTAATGATCGCGGTTTCAGTGCGTTTGAATTTAATCCATTGAGTTCTTTTAGTCCTACTTTTGTGCCTATTGAAATTGCAGATATCTATCACGATGTAACTTGGTATGCACCTAGATTACGTAATGGTCAGTTCTTATGTGTGCCAATAGACGATGGCCCTAAGCCACGCTGTGTTTATTTCGTAAAAGAAATAAGCCGCAACTGTGAAATCGTTGACTACAATCAAGTATTCTGAGGTAAAAATATGAAAAGGTTTTATCGTTGGTTGGGTAGAAAAATTAGAAAAGTATTGAATGAAGAACTTATGGAAGTAAAAGCAGAGACGCTAGTTTCAGGGACAAAAAATCCTGGTATAAGCGGTCAAGGTATGAACTTTACTGTTTATCGTGCTGACGGTGGATATGTTATTGAACAAAAAACTTACCAAAAAAGAACTGAAGAATGGAACAATAATCTACATATCGTTACAGACGATAAAGATTTAGGTGAAGAAATCGCTAAGATTATTACGTTTACTAATTTGCGAACATGAAGTATGGTGTAAAGGTTTATTGGCCTGATGGTGAATTCTTATGGGTCACAGAAGGTGACAGTAAGTTTCAAATTGTGCCTAAACTATTTGAAACTAGAGAAGAAGCGGAAGAATACGCCTCGACAGTGTGGGGCGATAGTGCTATAGTAGAACTGTATGGCGAAAGCAAAAACACCAATTGACGAAAAGTTTGAGAAGCAGGACTTTGACTTGTTTGAAGCCTTAGCCGCCATTGATCGTAAAGATTATGGTTACTATGATCGTCTTACTGAAGAACAACAAAAAAAGTTTAGCCCCTATATGATGACACGATGGATGAGTGCAATTAAAGGAAATACAGCATTATCACAATATCATGTTTTGAGTACTAATGAATTCGCTAACACGCATTTGTTTAGTGAATTTGTTAGTAAGCATCCCAAACTTCAATGGTTAATGCTTTGTGCTAGCGGACTGGGTAATGGTAAACAATTTCATCAATTTCTTAAAGCAAACAAGTTAGATGATAATGATCTGATAAGTTTTTTAAGTAGTATATATCCAACAAGTAAAATGTCTGATTTAAAAACATTGGCATCAGTTATTACTAAAGAAGAGTTAGAGCAATATATACGTGATTCAGGCAACTAAATTTAAATGCGATTTTTGTAATAAAGAGTTTTTACGTGAAACTACTATTGCAAAACACATGTGCGTTCCTAAACGTAGATGGAATGAAAAAGACCTTCCTGCTAACCGTATAGGATATAATTCTTACATACAGTTTTACGGTAAACATAGTAATAAAAAGAAAAAAGACTACCTTGAGTTTATGAATAGTGCATACTATGGCGCGTTCGTAAAGTTTGGACTCTATTGTCTTGAAGTACAAGTTATAAATATACCTAGATATATAGATTGGCTATTGAAAAATCAAATAAGCATTGACACTTGGAATCGTGATAGCGTATATACAAAGTTTGTAATAGATCACTTGAAAACAGAAGATCCATTAGATGCTATAGCACGTAGTATTGAAACATGTGTTAAACTAGCAGAAAGTTTTAAAATTAAAACTGGAGATGTTCTACGATACGGAAATGTAAATAAAATTTGCTATGAGATTACAAAAGGAAATATCAGCCCTTGGATGTTATATCAAAGCGGTAGCGGGCTAAAGTTTATAGAAACACTAGATAGTACACAACAAAAAATGATATTAGAATATATAAATCCAGAACAGTGGGCTATAAAATTTAAAAAACATCAAAATATGATTTCGGAAGTAAAAGAATTGTTAAGTGCAGGCGGTTATTAAATGAAAGATTTAAAAAATAAATTGGAACAAGGCGAAGGTTTTGAAGTCTTATCAGGCTTTATTCCTTCATTGCTTATCGCAGATTACAAAAAAATACTAGGACAATTACACCCGGTTCGTGCAAGTAGTAGCAAGAAAGTATATGCTGAACGTGAACAAATAGAAAAATTAGATGATATAAGCGTATGGTGGAGCCAGACAGTTGAGACTTTTCCCGAATTTCAAAAAATTAAAAAACTAGTTGACCCTGTAATCTATAATAACTTTCCAAACCTTCAGTTTTATGCAAGCGACAATGTTACTGTTAATCCTAGAAGTCAGTGGTTAAGTCCCCATGTTGATACTCCCCATCGTTTTGAAAAATGGAATTTTGATAAAAGATTATTGGGGATTCAATGTATCATCTCACTAGATGATGTAACTAAAGAAAATGCAGCAACGGGTTTAGTTCCTTTTAGTCAAAAAAGAGATTTTGAAATTATGAACTGCTATACCGGAACCTATGACAGATGGTTCATTGATAATTGTAAACAACCTGACATGCCAAGAGGGAGTTTACTTTTATACAATTGTAGAGTGCTGCATAGCAGTATGCCCAATAATACTGATAAACCAAGACCGGCACTTTTATTAAATTACCTTGATCGTAGCATAGTTGATGACGTTTCTAAAATTGATAATATATGGAAAAGTAATGGTACAAGTCCCTAAAGATTTTCAAGATTACGATGACGATGATGCCGACATTGAGAAGCGTAAGAACCGTTGGAAGTATTGGACTAACCTGAAAAATTTAAAATTAGAATTTAGAAATGAAACGGGCAGCAGAGATAATAGAGAATACATGGATTGGTTAGAAAACAAATATGGATTCAGGCCAACCGAAACAATTGAAGGTATGATAAGCGACGATTATAAAGTAGTTGACGAAAAGAAATTTATAGTGTATATTCTTAAGTATGGCAAATGATTTGATGATAGATTTGGAAACACTGGACACAAGTCCCTATTGTGTTATCCTTACTATTGGCATAGTTAGATTTGATCCATATGGTGAGGGTGTTGCCGAACGCTGGACACTAAAGCCCACAGTAGAAGATCAGACAGAACAATATAATCGTATCATAAATGACGATACTATTCGCTGGTGGAGTGAACAAAGCCCGGAAGCATTAGAAGAAGCCATGAGTGATAATGATCGTATGTCATTACATGAATGTATGGAAAAATTATATTCAATAGGTTGGAATCGTAGGGCAGTATGGAGTCATGGTGCTCCTTTTGACGTTGTTGCTTGTGAGACTGCCATGCGTAGTACGCTAACAGATAGACCTAATCCTATACCATGGCCATTCTATACTGTACGTGATACCCGTACACTCTTTGAAATTGCAGGAGTAAAATTACGCGATGGTGGACATGTCACTTCACATAAAGCAGTAGAGGATGCTGAACGTCAGGCTATCGTGGTACAAGAAGCCTATAGAAAATTAGGTATGAAACGTTAATGAAGTCTGTACGCAGGCATCAATTTCCATATAATTATAATTACAGAGTTATGTTAGAATGGCTTAGTGAAAATATACAAGAAAATTATAATAGCGACGGTAGTAAGTATACTAGCAGTAGCGTAAGCCAGTTCGTAGAATGGCGAAGTAAAGACTGTAATAGTTGGTTGTTACGTGTAGCAGGAAATCCCCCAAAAATATATGTTGAAATAATTGATGAAGAAAAAGAAATTTTATTTTTATTAAGGTTCCAATAAATGATAGGTATATATGGTGATAGTTTTGCTGATTTAAATCCTGCTGAAACTCATGACAGGAAAAAAGAAATTTTGCCATGGGCACTTTGGTTAGGAGAATTTCTTAACTCAGATATACAGTGTCATGCTAGATCCGGCACATCATTATGGTTTAGTTATAATCAGTTTTTGCAAACCTATAAAAATTATGATACAATAGTTTTTTGCTATACCAACTATATGAGATGGAATGGACTTTCAGAAAATTATAAAAGTTTATCAAATATCAGACACATTGAAGATGTTAAGTACTTGCCCGTGCATGAACAAGAAAAAGCAAAATTTTTAGTACAGGCATTTGAGTTTATGTACAACGATGATTTGAATAAGTTTATTTATCAACAAATTTTTCAAGAAGTAAACAAACTTTGTAAAC